CCAAATTCACCCCAAAAATTTTGCTCTTGCCAGGGCAATAGTTGGGGACAAATCTGACAATCTTCCGGGTGTAAAAGGTGCAGGACTTAAGACTGTTGCGAAAAGATTTCCATATTTAATTCGTGAAGATGTTTACGATGTAAGCGACATTATGAGAGATTGTGCCATGCAAGCAAAGAAAATGAAAATCCACGAGAACATCGGGAACAGCGAGCAACTAGTTAAAGACAATTACCGAATCATGCAATTGTATAGCCCAAACATTCGTCCGCTTAACAGAGCCATGATCGACAAGTCAATACAGGATTTTCAACCATTTTTCAATAAAATAAAATTTACACAAATGTTGTTTGAAGACGATGCCGGACATCTCAACTTTAACGACCTACAAAAAGTTTTTCGAGGAATAAACAGAAAGAAAATAATTTGACAACACAAATAAAGCAAGTTATATTATCATATAACACAATCAGGAGGACATATGAATAGCTTTAATAAAAACGAGACCTTTTCTAAGTTTGGAAAAAGGTTCCAAGAAAATATTTGCCAACTAATGTTGGAAGATCGACCATTTTTCGATCAAATCACCGAGGTCTTAGATGTTAACTTCTTTGAGAAGAAGTATCTGCAGATATTCGCGCAGACATTAATAAACTACAGAGACAAATATAATCAGCACCCAAATGCGGAAGTAATGATGGCTCTACTTAGAACAGAACTGAACAATCATGACCCTGCTGTAGCCAAAGCTGTTCGTGAGTTCTACGCTAGAATTCATACATCTGACGGAGTCGAAGAGGCTGCATACGTTAAAGATCAGGCTATTGATTTTTGTCGTAAACAAGCCCTCAAGGGAGCTATGATCAAGTCTGCCAAGCTTCTTAGTTCTTCTTCGTTTGATGAGATTGAAAAGGTCATCAAGGATGCGTTAGTTCTAGGTACTGACAATAATTTTGGTCATGATTTTCACAAAGACATCCTTCGACGATTTGAATTGATTTCTAGAAATCCAATCACAACCGGTTGGTCTCGAATGGATGAAATTTGCAAAGGTGGATTGGGCAATTCTGAACTTGGTGTTGTTATTGCACCAACTGGTGCAGGAAAGTCCATGGTAATGGTCCACTTGGCGTGTCAAGCCCTGCTGCTAGGCAAAACAGTTGTATACTACACACTAGAGCTAAAAGATACTGTTGTCGGGACAAGATTTGACTGCTGTCTGACAGATGTTCCACTACAAGATCACAGACAAAGAAAGGAAGAAATTTTAAGAAAGATTGAAGATATTGATGGGACTTTGATAATTAAAGAGTACCCAACAAAATCTGCCTCAGTTCAGACTCTAAAAAATCATATTGAGAAATTACGAAAGAGAGGAATTGAACCTGATCTGGTTTTGGTGGACTATGCAGATCTATTAAGACCAACGCGGAGTTCAAGTGAAAAGAGGCATGAATTGGAAGAGACTTATGAGGGACTTCGCGGTCTCGCTCAGACTTATGAAATTCCCGTTTGGACCGCTTCACAGACAAATCGTGGTGGGCTCAACGCTGAAGTTATTACAATGGAAGCTATCTCGGAGGCATTTAACAAATGTTTTGTAGCCGATTTCATCTTCTCGTTGTCAAGAACTGTTCAGGACAAGCAGGCAAACAAAGGTCGTTTATTCATCGCCAAAAACCGAAACGGCCCTGACGGTCTAGTTTTCGATGCTTTCGTGGACTGGTCTGATGTTACAATCAAGATATTGGACCGGGACGAAAGTGTCGAAAAAATTCAATCAACCACTGATGCTTTGGCGATGTTAAAAGAAAAATATTCACAGTTACAATCAAAATAGGAGAGAAAGAAATGGACTTGGAGAAAAAGATTTTATCGGACATAACTGTCCACATGAAATATGCTAAATATATTGACGATGAACAACGTCGTGAAAATTGGAACGAACTGGTTGATCGCAATATGAACATGCATATCAAGAAGTTTCCTCACTTGGAAAGCGAAATAGTTAACGCATACCAATATGTGTTTCAAAAGAAGGTGTTGCCATCTATGAGAAGCATGCAGTTTGGCGGTAAGCCAATTGAAGTTTCTCCAAATCGTATCTTCAACTGTGCTTATGCTCCGATTGATGATCCTCGTGTATTCGGCGAGATCATGTTTCTTCTTCTTGGAGGAACCGGCGTTGGTTACTCAGTTCAAAACCACCATGTAGAGAAACTGCCTGAAATACGCAAGCCTTCCAATAGAAGTCGGAGGTTTCTTATCGGTGACTCAATCGAAGGTTGGGCTGATGCTGTAAAGGCACTAATGATGTCTTATTTTAAAGGAACATCTAGGTTACGATTTGACTTTTCAGACATCCGTCCAAAGGGTGCGAGACTAGTTACATCAGGTGGAAAAGCACCCGGCCCTCAACCTCTCCGCGAGTGTCTGGTGAAAGTAGAAGGAGTATTAGATGCGAAAGAAAGTGGAGACCAACTCACTCCTATTGAGGTGCATGATATCATCTGCTATATTGCGGATGCGGTTTTGGCTGGAGGTATACGAAGGGCTGCTCTCATTTCTTTGTTCTCTGCTGACGATGAAGAAATGCTCGCCGCAAAGGCTGGATCATGGTGGGAGCTTAATCCCCAACGAGGACGAGCCAACAACTCCGTAGTTGTCATGCGACACCGTATTGACAAGCCAACATTTATGAATCTCTGGAAGCGGGTTGAAGAATCAAGATCTGGAGAGCCCGGATTTTACTTCTCCAACGACAAAGAGTGGGGCTGTAATCCATGTTGTGAAATTGGACTAAGACCAAATCAGTTTTGTAATTTGGTTGAGATCAACGCTTCCGATGTGAAAGATCAGGAAGAACTTAATGCAAGAGCGCGTGTTGCTAGCTTCATAGGTACCCTACAAGCAGCTTACACAGACTTTCACTACCTGAGACCTGTCTGGAAGAGAACAACGGAAAAGGATGCCCTTATTGGCGTTTCTATGACAGGTATTGCTTCCGGTGGAGTCTTAAAGTTAGATCTAACAGAAGCTAGTTTGGAAGTCAACAAAGAGAATAGAAGAGTAGCGATGCAAATCGGAATTAATCCTGCGGCTAGAACAACTTGTGTTAAACCAGCCGGAACAACCTCTTTGACACTTGGCACCTCATCAGGTATTCATGCTTGGCACAACGACTATTATATTCGTCGCTTACGAGTTGGAAAGAACGAAGCGATATACAACTACCTAATCAACAACCTTCCGGAACTAGTTGAAGATTGTCGACGAAGACCTCATGACACAGCACTAATCTCAATTCCACAAAAAGCACCAGAAGGTGCGATCACAAGACACGAGACGGCTTTGGATTTATTGGAAAGAATTAAAAAAGTTTCAAACGAATGGATCCAAGGTGGTCACCACAAAGGGTCGAATTCTCACAACGTTTCTGCGACCATTAATATTAAAGATGAGGAGTGGGACGAAGTCGGAAAGTGGATGTGGGAAAACCGAGGTTGTTATAATGGTTTGTCGGTTTTGCCGCATGATGGTGGAACTTATGTTCAAGCTCCTTTCGAGGATTGCGACAAAGAAACATATGATTCAATGCTTCGATTAGTGAAAAATGTTAACTTGGATCTAGTTATAGAGACAGAAGATGAAACTGATTTGTCTGGTGAAATTGCCTGCAGCGGTGGAACCTGTGAAATTTTCTAAGGAGAAGAACATGAGAGAACAAGTAGAAAAAATCATCAAAGATCTTGAGGGTTGTTTGGATGACCTAGACAAAGTGAATGCTGGAGGTTACGGTTATAAGTCAGCTGCACCAAGAGCGAGAAAAGCCTTAATGACCGCATCAAAAGAACTCAGAGACATAAGAGCGGAAGTGCAAGAAATTAAGAAATCTCATGATGAAAAGTAAATAAAAATACTTGACAAACTGATCAAATCGTGTTATATTATTGTATAACACGATTTTTTTATGGAGTAATTATGAACTTTGAACCATTTAATAGGCACTTGCTCGTAGAGCCTGTAGAAGAACAAGAGCAACAAGATATACACAGAATCGTCCTACCAGACGACTATAGTGTTCCCCAAAGCCCATACGTTGTTTGTGATGTATTGAGTATTGCATCATCATGTGATATAGATATAAACGTTGGAGATAGAATTTTAATCGAAAGACGGATGCTTCACGAAATAAATGCTGAAGGCGAGACTATTTATATCGTCTTACAAAATTACGTATATGGGAGAATTAGCTATGAGATTAACAAGTGAAAGACTGAAAAAGGTGATCCGCGAGGTCATCGAAGAAAGAAGAATGGAGACCAACGAGGAAAGTATTGGTCGCTTCCTCAACAATCTTCAGTCTGAAGAAGGCTACAAAACTATCGCCATCATCACAGCGGAGAATCCTCCGGCCAAAATGGTGGATCCCAACGATCCTGAAAATGCCGGCAGATTTAAAGATATCCAAAAAGGCGTTAACGATCAGGTAATTCCTTGGGATAATGATGAGAACATGCAATCTCTAATGCAAGACTTAGATGCTGCGAACCTAGATTATATGGAAGTTGAAGGAGAATACTTTGGCCCAGAAACATCTTTCTTGGTTTTTGACATACCAAAACAAGCAGCCATGAAACTAGGAAAGAAGTACTTACAGGATGCAATTGTGTTTGGACAAAAGATGCAAGCCAGTAACTTGTCTGACCTTCAAGCAGACCCCAGCTATCAAGGGAGAGACCCAGAGTCTCTAATGAGAGCACCAGCGCCCGGAGAAAAGAATATATATGTTGACTTTACTATGATCAATTTACAAGCCAATCATTTTTCTGCAAATCGACAGAATGATAGACCATCCAGACTTGGAGAGTATCACATCGAAGACGAAAGGAATATGGTTATAGCTGGAGATGAAACTCAAAAGAGAACAAATCTATTTACCTCCGCTGCTGGAAGAAAATTTGTAATCCCATTCTATTCACCAGATAGTGAGCACCAAGCGATGGATCCTGAAGATCTGTACAACGTCTCTCCAGTTAGAGAGGAATAATGAAAATTGATTTATATGAAGATGGAATTGGTTGTGTAGAATACGTCCAACATATGGGCGAAGACATCACGGTAGTTAATTCAGCCCGAGTGTCATTCGGAGCACATAAGGAGAACATGGATGCAAGAGACAAAAAACTCATCAGATACCTCATTAGACATCGACACACCTCCACTTTGGAACACTGTTCTATTACATTTAGGTTTGTCGTACCTCTGTTTGTGCGTAGTCAGCACCACCGTCATAGAACTTGGTCTTATAATGAAATTTCTCGTCGCTATACTGAAAAAGATTTAAGGTTCTATGAGCCTATCGCTTTTAGAACTCAACATAAAAGCAATCGCCAAGCCAGCAACGCAGATGAAACAATTAATCCCACCTTGCAAGTATACGATCCAAGATGCTCTCATTCAATCCCCCTCTTGTCTTCAATGGCAGTAAAAGATCATCATCAAAAAAGCTTGAAACTCTTTGATGACCTGTTAGAAGCAGGAGTGTGCCGAGAACAGGCACGAGGAGTTCTTCCTCAAAACTTATATACGGAATATTATGGAACTGTTAACTTATCTAACCTACTTAAATTTATTGACCTCCGAACACACGAAGGAGCACAATGGGAGATCCGACAAGCAGCGAATGCCTGTTTGGAGATTGCCACTAAGCTATTTCCTGAGACGGTCGGAGCCTATCGAGAGATAAGAGGATGACCAAGTTCACTATTGGTGATATAGTGGAGATCAATTCTGATTGTCCCGTCTATAGTGTGCTTAAAAATAAGAAAAGTGTTGGAATCATAAAAAAGTCTGCTCGTCTTATGTATATACATGACTGGGAATCTGTCCCGGATGAAGAAGACATTCTGAAAGAGTTTTGGGCATACGATGTTGTTATTGAAGGACAAACATTTAAAAACGTACCGGAAGAAACCTTATCGGAATTTATAAAAAATGAAGATGAGGAAGATACCGAATGAGTAAGTCATAGGAGATATATTGATAGTAGGAAGAACGATATCAAGTTTACTGTATGCGTGGCGGCTTCAAGAGAAATGTATCTTATTGGAGCCTTTTCTTTACCACCCGTTGAGCGAAGAGTTCGAGGACATAGATTTCTCGGAGTTTAATGTCGAGAACGGAGAAGAATTCACACAGAACCTCCTGTTTATCGCCGG